TCGCCCGAGAAGTCGATGCCCGTCTCGGTGCCCGCCGTTGAGGTCGCAGTCAGCGTGTCGACTGTCCACGAATGGACCACGTCGGTCGCGCGGACCTTGGGGGACGAACTGAACAGCGGCGTCTGGTAGCTGTCGAGGATGGTCACAATGTCGACCAGGTCCTCGTGGGTCGGCGCCGTTGCGCTCGGCCAAAAGCCTACGTCGAAAGTTGACAGTAGGCCGGTAGGTTGAGCTTCTGCACCTGGCATGTCCTTATGCCTCCTGCACGCTTCCTTACTGGTTCAGGAAGTCGTCCGTAACTACGGTCCGGAGACGCGCCTTGACGTAGGCGTTCATGTCTTGCTTGTTGCCCGTCCTCTGGTAGCGCTCCCATGCTTTCTGGGTGTCGGCGCCAGCCCCAAAGTCGACGCGCCTCGCTTCACCATTTCTTCCGGAGGGGATCGCCGCGTGTGCGGCTTCCTCTTGCGGCATCCCCGATCTGGAGCCGCGCCTACGCGATTCCCCAAACTTGAGGAAAGCGTACTCGAAAGCACCGACCGGATCCGCCTTGAAGAGACGGTTGTAGGTTTCGTTGAGGGCCTTGTCGGACTGAACGAACTGAGCGACGTCCGCCTCGAACTTGGCGTAGTCTGGATACTCGGCCTGAAGCGTAGTCCTTGCGGTGATCCCCTTGGCGATGGGCTCGAAGGCCTCCTGAAGCCGCTCGTCCAAGAACTCACCCAGCGCGTCGACCGGGATGCCGAACTCCGAGAGCCTGTCCTGAGGACGGCCTCTCTGCTTGACGGAGGGACGAGGGTTCGCCTCTTGCGCGGTCAGCAGTTGCTGGACCAGCGCCTCCGCCTGTTCCGCTCGCTCGCGCTGCTTCTTTGCTTCGCTGCCCGACTCCCTGTAGCCCTTCACGAGGGAGGCAGTATCGGGGTAGCCCGCGAGATCGGCGTTGAGTTCCGGCTGCTCTGCCTGAGCCTTTCCTTGCTCGTCCATCCTGTCCTTCCTTGGCAGGTTCGCTGCCTACTGGGGGTTCGCCCCGTTGTCCTGGCGCTGGAGTTCTTCCTGGCGCCGGTTCAAATCGAACACCGCGACCTCGTTTGGCCAGCACGAGAGCATCCATTCGTATGCCCGGATGCCGGCGCGGATCTCGGCGTCCTCTTGGCTCTGATATTCCCCCGTGCGTTCGGCCGGGGTAAGAACCAGGGCCTTGACTGCGTCCTGTGCGCGCCTTGCGATCACTGGGCGCATGACGTCGTTCCAGCCGCTGCTCGAGAGCAGCAGCCTGATCTTCTGTACCTGTTCGTCGTTCAGCGCCACTAGGCCGCCTGAGCGTTGAACAGCTGTGAGAGCACCTGCGGCGACAACCGGTCGAGCGGCTGGCTCACGGTATTGGCAACCTGCTCTGGGCTTGTTCCGGCCTCCGCTGCCAGTTGATTCACCGCGGGTACTTGCTGCACAAGTAGTTCGTTCACGTTCTTGAAGTCGAAGAGTTCAAAGGCCTGTCGGGCGAAGTTCGCCCAGTTGACGATTTGCATGAGCGTCGGGTTGGTCGACATCATCTGGAGCAGACCAAGAAGATTCTGCTGCCTGACACCGCGCCCCATCATCTGGGAGGCTCCGACCGCTCTCGCCCTATAATCTGCCGCCAGGTCGTCATAGTCAACCTGAATGTTCTCGGGCAGATAGGGCAGGCCAGTCACCGGATTCGTTGTCGCGAGGCTCCCTAGGATCTTGAGTTCGTGCGGAAGCGGCAGAAGGAGCTTGTCCATCAGCCGGAATGCGTTGGCGAGGGGCTCCACGAAACCCTCTTCTAGGAGCCGAGACTCCAGGGAGAGCCGTGTCAACGCGTTCTCTTGCCTTCCTAGGAAGCCCCTCGCCGTCTCTCTGCTTTGCCCGGCAAGCCCAAGAATCGCCTCGGTCTCGCCCGTGCCCAGCTGCATCATCTGGAAGAGGCGGCCGATCTCGTCGGAGCCGATCTGGAGCCCGCGCATGTCCGGGGAGATCGCTCGGAACGTGTTCTCGCTCGCGTCTCCATCAACCAGGATGATCCTGCCGGCTCGCGAGAAGAGGTTCTGCGTGTTGAGGTTGGCGCTGTTGGCGACCACGTACTGCGGGTCAATGATGTGGTCAATAGCGTCCAGCCGCTGGTTGTTTAGCCGGTCGGCCGTGCGCTGCGGGCCGAAGGCGATCTCGGCCTTGCCTGGTCCATCGAAGCTGTAGGGGTCGGACATCGGCGAGTAGGCGCCGAACGGCTTGGTCTGGTTCGGCATCGGCCCCTCGCGGTACTTGAGCACTACGCGCTCGTTGCCGATCGCCACGCACAAGTGGCGCATCCCGCCAATCGCGAACTCAGAGGGCACTAGTCCGTGCATCTCCCAGATCTCGACCGGCTTGGCGAAGCGCTCCTTGATCCGTGCGGCGTAGTCGTACTCGTTGCGGAAGGAGACCCGGCGCTGGGTCCACTCGTCGTGCGCCGAGGAGCCGAGGGGGAAGTTCTGGAGACGAACGACTGCCGACTTGTCGAAATACGGATACTCGCTGTTGGCGTCATCCATCATGTTGTCCCAGTCGAGCCAGTAGCGATGGATGACCCAGTCCATATCGGGAATGCGCTTGCGCCCAGGCTGCTGCCAGAAGTCCAACCGATCGACAACGTCCCAGTCGGGGCCGTTGAAGATCTCGGCGTTGTCCTCGTACATCACGGGTACCCTAAGCCCAGGGCCGACCTGTTCGAGCTTGCGGTAGCGGTTGCGCCGCGTGATGTTCTTCCAACCCCAGCGCGCCACTCCAGTACCGCAGATGTCGGCCTGAAGGCAGAAGTCCACCGCCTTCATGACGGAGTCGGCGTCCTTCATCTGCGCCGAGATCAAGACCTCGTTCCGCTTGGCGCGGGCCGAATCCTCGGGCGCGTAGCCCTCGAACTGAACAATCGGCCAGGTGCCGAAGGACGTCTGCACCTTGCGCGCGACATCCGACTGGATCATCGCGAAGATGAAAGGCATGGTAATGTTGTTGCGGAACTGGGCGGTCTTCCCAAGCCAGTGGCCGCGGTAGGCGTCGTAGTAGCCTTGTAGCCGGCCGAAGACGCTGCGGTTGTAGTCGAGGGAATCCTTGCGGCGCGAGTCGACCAGCTCTATGACCCGCTCCTCGGAGATGCGCTCGCGAGTGGGGTTCGCCGGACGAGCGCCGGGCATGGCGGGATAGGGGCTTGCCACCTAGCCGCCCCTGTGGAGGCTTGGGCTCTGTCGGGCCATCCCTGACCTCCTCTCCTAGTCCGTTAACTTGATCCTGGGCTCTGCAACAACCTCGCCAGACGATAAGGCCTTGGCTATGGCTTCGTCAATCTCGGCAATCAAGGCGTTCCGCTGCAGGTTTAGCGCGTGGAGCTTCGCTACCGTGTCCGCGTCCAGGCCCTGTCCGGACTGAGCGGCCTGGTGAACCTTACCCTGGACGAACCACAATTTTGTATTGTTCGTGATCAACTTGTCGATAAGAGAGCCGATGGAGTCGCTCATGCCAGACTCTCCTCTGCCGGGGCGACAACGGGCTTAAGCCACCGCTCTCTGAACTCAGGCCAGGAGCGCCGCAGTTCTACCTCCGTGTCGTTCAGTTGGTTGTCTCCGAGGCCACTCCAGACAGTCTTCGACGCGTTGCCAATCGGGTCATGAACCCTGATCGTCGGCACCTTCAGAACGCTGGCAAGCGCCGCCATGCTGGATCCGCACCCTATTACGCACGTGGAGTTAGCAATCAACTGCGCTACATTCGCCAAGTCTCCACCGTCGTCAAACCGACCCCATTCTGGGTACGTGCGTACCCCAACCTCGCAATCCCGCTCTTTGCCCACGAATAGGACCTCATCAAACAGGTGCTCGACCTCCGGGGCAATCGAAGAGAGGAACTTCCAGAAACCGGGCGTGCACCTCGTGTGTGGGCAGATCGGCTGGCCGTGAAGTACTAAGCGCAGCGGCGGCGGCGACTCGGCAGGCAGAACAAAGCAAGGCTCCGTGGCAAGCGCCTTCATGTCGATCTTCACCGGCAGCTTCGCGTTCTCGGCGGTCTCGAGCGTGATCTGTCTCTGCGGGAATCCCCTGAACCCCAGGTGATAGACGGTCTTCCCGGCGTAATCGGCGGTCTGGAGGTTGAAGTGCCACGGCTGACCGCCGCACATGTAGTGCTCAATCCCGGCCTTGAACTCAACCCCGCCCACGCATGGCTGGATAGAGAACAGTCTTTCAAGGGGCTTGAGACTCGTTTCGTCTAGCCAGCAAGAGAACGTCTTTCCAGTCTGCTTGTGCCACTGGTAGGCAACTGGGAACTGAAGGATGGCATCGCCAATCTTGCCTGGAAAGCTGAAGACCACATCGCTCATTG